CCGTTACGCGCCAGTGGCAGGATCAGCGGCTCCAGCTCCCACCACTCACCGGTGAGCAGTGAGCGCGCCTCGCCCACGGCCTGGCTCCACGACCCCGAGGTCAGGTAACCCTCGCCTTCGCGCGGGACGAACAGGTCGGCGAACATCTGCTCATCGCCCGAGGTGCCCCACGACCACGGGCCGGACAGGCCGGTGTCCTCGCGGTAGATCTCCTCGCCCGCGCGGCCGGCCGCCAGCCCCACCGCGTAGCCCCACAGCTGATCCGCCTGGATGAGGTCGTCCTTCACCGTGCACCAGCCGCCGCCCAGGATCCTCCGGACCGTGAGGCGGTCCGGCGTGAGCCCCACGGTCCGGAGGGCGAAGGCGTGCCCGAGTTCATGGGCGGCGGTACACCGATCGTCGACCGGCGCGTCCAGCTGATCGGTCATGCCTTGCCCTTCTCTCGGGCCGCCAGGATGTACTTCCCCTTCGGCCAGCTCGCGACGTTCGGGCACGTCTTCACGTGACGGATGTACGTCTTCTGGCCGGCCGCCCGGAACGCCATGGCCTTGACCTTCGTCATGGCGCCGCACAGCGGGTGCTTTCCCGCCTGGGGGGTGAGCGCGTGGACGCCGTGCTCATCGGGGACGGCGTCGAACGGGATCTTCTCCTGCTCGTGGCGCTTGGCCGCCGTGCGGGCGTTCGCGTTGGGGATGGTCAGCGCCCAGATGATCACGCCGTCGCAGAAGTTGCACTTCGAGATCGGCAGGCCGTCCGGGTGCGGCATCGGCCACTTGATCTTGTCCCCGCACAGCACGCAGTTCCCGGGGCCGCCGCACCGCGCCTTCGGTGGCCGCCGATCCGGCTCCTGGTCGGCCGGGCCGATCCACCAGCCGTGCATGTTCCAACCCGGCCAGGTGCTCATCGCAAGCCCTTACGGTCGGTGATGATCCCGTAGCACGCGTCTTCGAGGCCACCGGCGCAGCAGGCCAGGACGCGAAGATCGTCATCGGAGAAACCGGCGAGAGCGGTCACGATCCGCTCCGGGTCTTCGTCGTCCAGGATGATCCGGAGCGCCTCCTGGCTCGCCGCCGTCTGCCCGCTCACCGCTTCGCCCGATCCGGGCTCTCGCTCCAGCGGACGATGTCCTGGGTGTACCGCTGGAGGAACTTGATCAGTTCGTCCTCGGAGTCCAGCGCCACGTGGATCGTGCCGCCGTAACCCGACAGCTCGGGCGCGGCCAGCTCTGCGCGGAAGGCGCCCGCCTTCTTGGCCTTGACGACCGCGTTCGCGACCAGGTTGATGATCATGGAGAGCACGATCAGCCCGGACAGTATCCAGGCGGCGTACTCCAGCACTGCGCCCCAGTTCACGAGAGCCCCTTGAACGCCTGGTCCTGGACGCTCCGCAGGACCGCGTTCTCCTGCTCGAAGTGGCCCGGCCGCGCCATGCCACGCGAGCGCAACTCCGCCGCCTTGGCCAGCTCGGTACGCGCCTCCGCGCCCGGGACGAAGCCCAGCGTCTCGCCGTCGGGTGCGGGCTCCGCGTTGTTCAGCATCTTCTCCACGGCGGCAGGCCAGCTCGGGTTGACCGCGAGCTGGTCCACGACCAGGAAGACGCTGGCCCTGAGCACGGCGACCGCTTCCACGCCGATCAAGCTGGGCGGGACGCGCCGCTCCACCTGGCCGTGCACGATCCGCAGGGCCTTCGTCGGGTCGGAGCCGATCGTGTCGGTGACGACGGCGCAGAGCCCCTGCGCGGGCACGCGCGTGGGGACCGTGGTCTCCGCCGTGGCGGTCAGCAGTGGGCCCAGGGCGTCGTCCCCGTAGAAGACGTGGCAGCTCCACAGCCGCCCGTTCGCGTCCAGGCTGATGTCCGCCACGGTCGGGTTGTTCACGGAGCCGAAGTCCCACAAGGCCTCTTCGGCGGTCGCATAGTGCGCCTGCCCGCGTTCGCCCGGGATACGATCCATGACGGCTCGGGCGGCCTCGCTCAGGCCCACGGTGATGATCGGAAGCATGTCACTCCTCGCTCGCGTACGGTGGTGATCAGCCCGATCGTACCCCCCAAACTGGGGGGTGACAAGGAGGAATGCCATGGGGCAGCACGCCAAGCGGTTCGACTCGGTGGGAGCGCAGAAGGGCACCGGCCTCTCCGCCGTCGTCGCCCAGCTGAAGACCACGGCGGACATCGCGGAAGAGTGGTTCGATCCGAACAGCCCGGAGGTCGTGGGCGCCATGCAGCGGTTCGAACAGGGGCTTGCCCTGCTCACCACGGCGCCCGCGCACCCCGAGGAGCCGGCCAAGTCGGAGAAGCCCGCCACGCGCAAGAAGGCCGCCACGCCGAAGTCTGCGGATGACTCGAAGAACGTCGGCGACGAGAGCTAGGCTTCGCCGCGTCGGTCGGTGGTCCGGCACTCAGAAGGCCCGAGGTGGGAGAGACCTCGGGCCTTCTTTCATGCTCAGCCGTGATCGGTCCAGCTCGCCGGGAATTCGTCGGCGGCGTCCACCCGCTCAGGGTCGGGATGCGGGCGGCCGCGCCACCATACGAGGATCCCGTAAAGCGCGGAGCCGATCATGAGCACGTTCTGGAACAGGAAGCCAGGCTGGCCGGTCAGAGCCGCGTAGGCGAGGAAGAGGATCTGGGCGGCGAGCAGGCTGACCGACCCGCCCAGCTTGAGCCCGCGAAGGGCCAGGAGAAAACTGGCAACGTTGCCGACCGAGATCACGTAAGGAACCCACGTGTATGCCACGCGGGGAACCGTAGCGTAACCGTTCGAACACGGGAAGCCAGGCCATTTGACACCCCCCATTTTGGGGGGTAGATTCGGTCAGGTCAGCAGGACGCACCACCCCGAGGAGCCACAGTGACCTTCACCGCCACCCGCCCCGCCCCGATCACCTCCGGCCCCGTCACCCACGCCGGTGTGCTCCGCAAGGCGGCCGCCGCCGGGATCGACGCGGCGGACCTGAAGGTGGACAGCCTGGGCCGCTACTTCCTGGGCTCGGTGTTCCTGGAGACCAACGCTCGCGAGTGGACGATCTGGGCCGACACGGGCCGCTTCCGCGCTCGCACCATGGTCCAGGCGTTCGAGATCGCGAAGGGCCTCCACGACGCTCGGGTGACGATGCTCGCGGAGCTGGGCGCGCTGAGCGCCGATGAACTCCAGGTCCTGATCCTGGCGGACGGCACCGAGTACACGCGCGTGCAGTACGCCATGCACGCGCTCTACACCGTTCACGGCTGGAGCCGGATCAAGACCCGCTGACCTGTCCACAGTGGATCGCTACCCGCAGGTAACCCATTGCGTGGCAACGCATCCCTTTTCCGGATAAGTGATCATGACGAAGCCCCCCGGGCCTACTCGGGGGGCTTCGTGTGTGCCGGGGTGTTTCATGGGCTGTTCCAGCCGTCCGGAGATCTCCTCCGGCACCATGCCCCGGCGTCGAGTCTCCGGCCGATCGCTGGGGCGCAACCGGAGAGCCTCTCCCACGGGTCTGACGGGCAGCCCAGTCGCCCTCACCGTGAGTGCGGCCAGTCTACGGCGTCGGGGTGACCACAGGCGCCGGAGGACACGCCGCGTCGCCAGCGGGCCCGCCGTCCAGCACCCGCCCGTCCGAGAGTGTCACCTGGTTGCGACACTCGCCCTGGTCGTTGCGGACGAAGTGCTGCTCCAGCATGCTCACGCCCTGCGGACCGGTGTCGCCTGGCTTGCCCTTGCACGGCGCGTCGCTGCCCGAGCAGTACCGGGCCACCTGAGCGAACAGCTGGTCATCGGTGACCGGTGGAGCGTCGGCGCCCTTGACGCCCGGCTGGCCCTGGCACTTCGCGGAGCCACACACCACCTGGACGGCGGCCAGCACCTGATCGCCCGTCGGCGGCGGGGCGTCCTTCGGCCGGTTCGCGTTGTAGACCTGGGTGACCAGCGCCAGCACCTGGTCCACGGTGACGCTCTTGCCCGCCAGCTGGCCGGTGACGATCGCCGTCACGTCGTCGCGGGAGAGGCCGGGCGCGGCGACGACCGGGGATGGTTGGCCGTCGACAGCCGACTTCGCCTTGTCGATCTTCTCGCCGCACGCGCCGGCCGCGCGGAGGTCGGTGCCCAGCTGGTCGTTGCGCTTGCACAGCGTGTCGAGCGTGAGCACGGCGGGCGCGGTGTCCTGGGCCACGGTCTGCGCCTGGGTCTGCGCACCGTTGCCGATGACCACCACCACGATGAAGGCGGCCGCCGCGAGCAGGAGGGCGATGAAGGCCAGGACGGCGATCGTCACGGGGGTGAGGCGGGGTCGACGCCACCGGCGACGCTTCGGCATCTCGGAGACAGTCACTTTGTGTCACCCTTGGCTAGCTTCTGCGCGATCTCCACGAACTGCTGCAGCTCGTGGTTATCGTTCGCGTCCGCCCGGCCGCGCAAATACCCAGGCGTCGCCTCTTCCGGCAGCGGAGGCCATGCCGGGTCCTGGTCCCATCCGCTCAGCGCGGCGAGTCGGCGGACCTGGGTAGACCACCGGAGCATCACGATACCCAGTTCGGCGGCCTCGCGGGCGTCCACTGCCTCCTTGCCCTTGCGCTGCGCCCGGAAGGTGAGCAGTGCGACGGCGAACGTCACCAGCGAGAACAGGAGGGCACCTACGCCCCCCAAGACCGTAAGTAGGCTCACTCAGGGCTCCCTCTGCCTTCGTCGCGGCTGTAGCTCGATGCCACGACCAGGTTCACCGCCCCCAACAGCAGGCTCGATGCCGGGAGCAAGTAGGTCCCGCCGGTGGCGACGGCGCCCACCACCAGGGCGAAGGCGAAGCCCAACCAGCTACTGGCTGTAGCAGCATGGGCTACATGGAGCAGTCTATGGGTTGCCAGGGCTGCTAGGAGTCCTAAGCCCGTGAGTCCGAACCACACAGTCCAGATAGGACCCATGGAGCCGAGCGCGGTTACCACAACGGTGGTCGTCGGCCGGGCTGGCGCGAGGAAGCCAGGGAACAGGTAGAAGATCGCGATCGAGATCTGGCCGATGACCAGCACCACCGAAAGCGCGAACCTCTCTTGAACCCTCCGCTGGCGCACGATCATCGATCCCTCCCCGGATCAGCTGGCGTGCGCCTGGGCCTTCTTTCGCTCCCAGTCGGCCACCGCCCCGCAGGCCTCCGCGCGGCTACCCGCGTTCACGTCCTGCTTGCCGGGCCAGTTCGTGTCCCCGCTGGCGCACATCTTCTTGACCACATTGACAGCCGTCGCGATCGCGCGCGACTTGTCCATCCCCTTGGCGGAGAGGTGCTTCACGATCCGCTTGATGAAGCTGGGCAGGCCGCCGACCTTGTCCACCCAGTTGAACTCCGTCGCGGCGAACTCGCCTGCCGCGATCAGCTCGGGGAACTCCGCCGTCCAGGCGTCCACCACCGTGGCCAGCTCTTCATCCGACCACTCCGACAGCGCTAGAGCACTGACGGCGTCCCCGAGAAAGGGCGCATCCCCTCCACGGCCTCCAGCTGGGCCAGCTCCAGGGCGGCCGCTTCCTGCTGGCCGGCCAGTGCGGGGTCCGCCGCGAGCACCTCGGGCGCGATCTTCGCCAGCGCGCCCATGATCTTGGCGCTCACCCGGTCGGCGAAGTCATCCAGGTCGAGCCCGTCCGGGCCGAAGGCGCTCGCGGGCTTCGTCGCTCCAGCGGCGACCAGTGCGAACGGGGTCTCCGGTGCGCCGGACGCCACGCGCGCACGCGGCACCGGGTAGCCGGGCACGTTGACGGCGAGCACGCCCACCAGCTCCAGCGCGCCGTCCCGGGAACGCCAGTCGCCCGAGGGCGGAGCGGCCATCAGCCGGTGGAGGTCCGTCTCCGACAGCTCAGGCCGGAGGCGGCCGGCCACCCAGATGCCGTACCGGTCCTCGCCGGCCGCCACGTCCGCCGCCACGGTGCCGGTGTTGTCGTAGTGGGCCATGGTCTCCGCCATGCTCGCGCTCAGGCTCGCGTGGCCGGTGTTCATGGTCAGGTGGCCGACGCCCACCGTGCGGACCTTGCGCTCCATGGTTTCCAGCGTGGCGTTGGGGATCTCCTCCACGGCCCGCAGGGCGCCCACGTTGAAGTAGGCGTAGTCGCTCTTCGAGCGCGGCGGCGGCGTGCACCGCTTCGAAATCCCGATGTGGCAGGTGCCCCAGGTCGCGATGTGCCCGAAGATCCGGCCGCTCTCCGGGTCGATCTGGAGCGGCGTCGGGCCGTCCAGGCCGGGGTCCGTGAACCACTCCACCGGCGGCAGGTCGGGCCCGCCGGACGCCGTCTTCGCCTTGATCTTCTTCAGGAACGCGGGCTTCCCGTCGTCGCCCTCGGTGTCTTCGTCGGCGCCGCCGTCCTTGGCGTCCTCCGCGTCGTCGGCCTTGCTGCCCTTCGCGGCCGCCTTCTTCTTCGCGGCGTTCTTCGCCAGCGTGGGCGGCAGCGTGCCCAGCTCCTCCGCCAGGCACGGCGAGCACGCGTCTCCCAGCTCGGGGATCGAGACGCTGGCCACCACGGGCTGGATGCCACGGTCCCGGAGGAACGCCTGGAGCCCTTCGAGGGTCTTCGGGTACTTCGCGTCCAGCTCCAGCTCACGTGCCGCCATGGCGGCGCTGTAGCCGCCCTCCTCGCCCTCGATCTCGCCGTACGCGTCCGGGAAGGCCGGGATGGCGCATAGCGTGGTGGCGTTGATGAAGCCCTTCGTCACCACCACGCGGTGGTGCTCCGCCTCATCCTCGAAGGTCACATCGTCGTAGGCGTCCACCTCGGAGAGGTCGACGCTGTTCCCCCGCAGGTACTTCCGCCAGAACAGCTTGCCGCCGGTGGTGTTCGTGTCGACCTCGCCGCGCCCCTGCCACACGTACGTGCCCTTGGGCAGCGGCTCGCCGGTCTGGCGGCTGACGAACTCGGGGCCGGGGATCCTCCACGCCTCCGTGAGGTTGCCCGAGATCTCCGCGCCCGAGTGGCCACCCTGCCCGGTGTTCACGGTCTGGGCGAAGACGGACAGCGGTGGCGTGCGGACTTCGAGCGCGCCAGGCTCGATGTAGCGCCCATCGGCGGTCTCCATGCCCTCTACGGCGAGGCAGGGGAAGTACGCGGGTACGGTGCCGTCCTCGCGCACCTGGCCCAGCTTGATCTCTCCAGGCTGGATGTTCGGGTCCACGTCGGCTGGCGCCTTCGGGCGCTCCTTCGTCTTCGTGCCGGTCATCTCCACCACTCCATCCTGTGAATACGCGCCCGAGTCGGGCGGTCGGCCGGCCAACACGAAGTCCTGGTCCTTCCCGGCGAGCGCCAGACGGATCTTCGAGAAGCGGACCATGCCGTCGTGCGTGGGCAGGTTGGCCGGATCCAGGTCGTAGCCCGCGCAGATGTGCGGCGCCCACGGCCGGAACTGCTCGGGGTAGCGACCCTCGCCCAGCACCTCGCGCCCGATGGCGTTCGCGTAGTCCTGGTACCCCATGGCCTGATCCGTCGGCTGGAGCAGCGTGTTCGTGGACGGCTGGCGGTCGCCGGTGTCCCCGCCGTCGCGGTTCCAGATCCCGACGCCCTGGACCCGCATCTCCAGCGGCGCGTTGTCGGCGGCCATGATCTGCACGCGCCGCACCAGCTCCGCCGTCGTGGCATCGTCCAGTCCGGCCACGTCACCGAGGAAGCACAGCGTCACGTGGATGTTCGACGCCGGGTCGCCGCCGGGCACGGTGAAGGCCTGCGGGTTGTCAGGGATGAGCGCGATCATGCCGCCGGTCTGGATCTCGGGACCGGCGGCGAAGAGGAAGCGTCGGAGCGCGTCCCGGTTGGCGATCTCCTCGGGCGTCACGGGCGCTCTCCCTGGGCAGTGTTCGGACCCCACTGGCGGTGGTCGGACTTCGAGTCCGGGGGCCGGTTGAAGTCGGCCGGACAGGGCAGCTCGCGCTTGATCGTGACGGTTTTGACCGGCTCTTCGCTGGCGCCGGTCATCAGGTTGGCCGTCTCCACTTCCGGCTGGTGACCGGTGAAGGCGATGCCCCACTTCGTCCGCAGCTCCTGCCAGTCCGGGTACAGGTCACACGCCCAGCAGTCGCCGGGCGCGTGGAGGATGCGCTGGTCACAGTGCGGCGCGAAGGCGCGGTGGTCCTCCAGCACCCGACGGGCTTCGATCAGGTCGAACCCTGCCGTGCCGGGCACCTTCCCCGGGGCGGGCCCTTCCAGCGGCGTGTACGCCTCCGTGTGCCCGAGCGACCGTGCACCAGGGCCGTTGCCGCGTGCGCGCTTGATCCAGCTCATCGGGGTGCCCTCCGGTCGATCCACGCTGTTTGGACTTCGACCATACGGTCCCGTTCGTCACGAGTGCGCTGGCTGTGTGTGCCCACGCGCCCCGCCGCGTCGTCCAGCTGGGCCAGGACGCGCTCCGAGTGCATCGACGGGCTGTCGGGCGTGATGCCTCTCCGAGCGCCCAGGCGGGCACCGCGTCGCACATGCACCCGCCGTGGTCGCCGGGGTGCATGTGCGAGCCCAGCCAGGCGTACGCCGGGGCGGGCACCAGCCGGTCGTCCGCGTACGACTCGAACCGTTCGCCGGCCAGCTCGCGGTGCGGGTGGAAGGCGCGGGCGCGCGGGGTGACGCCGTAGCGCCAGGTGAACCCGAGGGCCACGGCGCGCTGGTCGATCTCCCGCAGGATGTCCCCACCGAGCGCGAGCCCGCCGGGGCCGTTGCCCTTGGCCGGGCCGCCGATCTCCGCCAGGGCCTCCCGGATGTCGCCGGGCAGAATGATCGTGTCCGGCACCTCGCCGTCGGGCAGGGTGTCACCCTTCCGGCCGTAGAGTGCGGACATCGCCCGGGAGCGAAGGCTGGATTCGAGCCGCTTCCAGGCCGCCGGGATCCGCTCCGCCATGGCGCTGGCGATCGCCTGAGTGGTGACCAATGGGAACCCGATCAGCGTGGCCGCCGCCAGGACCGCGTTCTTGATCGCCACCTGGGTCCAGCTGGTGAACTTCGACTGGAGGTAGACGAAGGCCGCCGCGAGCAGCACATCCTCCGTGAGCCCGAGTTCGGCCAGCCGGTCGTAACCCACCATCTGACCCACCGCGAGCGGGTCCGCGCCGTTGACCAGCTGGGCCAGCTCGGGCTTCCCCTGGGCCGACGCCTTGATCTTGTTCCCGGCCTTCCGCAGGGCCGCTGCCAGCTCCGCCTCCGCCGCGTGCCGGATCGCTTCGATCAGCTGGCGGTCGATGTCGGCCAGCGCCTCACCGTCGATGATCCGTACTGAATCGAGTACCCCCTGCGCACCGGCGGCAGTCCGCGCCCCGGCAGGCACCGGCGGTGTCCCCTGCGCCGGACCGCGTCCGGGTGCGGGCGGCGGCTGGTTCGGACCCGCGTCGGCCGGCTGGCCGGGCGGGAGCTGACGCTGGGGCACCACCTGGCCCTGGATGATCGGGCGTCCGTCGGCGCCGATGATCTGGTCGCTGGCGGGCAGGACTTCCTTCAGCCCGAGCAGCACATGCGCGAGCTGGGTCATGGTGGCCGGGTCCAGGCGCCCGGACTTGATCATCTGGAGGCGCTGGAGGTCGTCCTCATCGGCCTTGTCCGCCGGGTCGAAGCCCTTCGCCTTCAGGTAGGCGTCGTAGCTGAGCGCGCCCCGGTCCATCGCCGCGTCGGCGTCGGCGGAGCGGTTGGTGTTGCGGGTGATGGTGCTGGCGTCGAACCAGCACCGGACCAGCGCGACCTCATCGACCGTGAGGCCCCAGCCGCCATCCGCCACGGACATCATGAGCCGACGCCGGAAGTAGCTCTGGGTCACCGAATCGGCGATCATGCGGGCGCCGGGCTCAAGGTGGTTCTCGAACGTCTGGGCGTCGATCAGCCAGGCGCTCCAGTGGTTCGCCTCGCCCAGGCTCCCGCGCATCGCCTCGCGCGGCAGGTCGATCCCGTCGGCGAGCCGGTCCAGGGACGCCTTCTGGCGCTCGATCACGTCACCGGCGGTCGCCCGGTCCAAGGTGATGTGCTTGATGTACTGGCCGTCCTCGGGGTCGCCGTAGACGACGATCGGCACGACGGCGGAGACGTGGCCCTCGTTGTTGATCGGCGCCGTCATGCTGGCGGTGAAGGCGGCCGCGAAGCCATTCTCGTTCGGGCGAACGGTCTCCTGGTCAGGCTTCACCAGGGCCATGCCCTCGGGGATGAAGAGGATCCCGTTCGAGGCGATCCGGCTCATGGCGGCCGCGCGGATCTCCCGGCCGGCCAGCACCACGTCTTCGCACACGTCCAGCAGGGTCCGGAGCGGGGAGTCCGACAGCTCGCCCCACTCGGGGTGCGGAGCCCACAGCCGGATCAGGGTCTCCTCATCCGGGTCCAGCTCGCGCGGGGGCTTGCCCGGCACGGTGGTGACCAGCAGGCCGCCGCCGGTGCTCGGGGTCACCTCGGAGCTGGAGCGAACCTCCCACGACTCGTCACCGGTCTCCGGGTCGGGGAAGCCGTGTAGCCACACCTCGCCCGGCACGTCGAAGCCCGTGGAGAGCCGGCCGGTGAAGCCGTAGCCCTTCCCCCAGGGCAGTTGCTGGATGCACTCGATCGCGGCCTGGGCGACGTGCGGCGGGACGTACGGCTTACCGTCTTCGTCCTTGTCCTTCTCCGGGTCGCCGGTGAGCAGGATCGGCTCATCCTCGCCGGGCGGCTGGTAGGCGGCGGTCCAGCCCAGCTTGCTCAGCAGGTTGGCCTTCATCCGCAGGGCCTGGCCCAGCTCGCCGATGCTGTTGCGGTAGTTCCAGGCGACGGCCTGCCAGGCCATCCGGGTCATGGCGAGCGTGGCCACGGTGTCGCGGTCCCGGAGATCGACGACTCGACCGGCGGCGGTCATCACGCGGGGTGAGGGCTTCTCACGTCGGCGGCCGAAGAGAGGCATTAACGCACCGTTCCCTCTCGCTAATCGTCCAGCT